CCCGTTCCGCCGCCGCCGCCAGCTAAAACAAAAATCCAATCCACCTTTCCAAGCTTAGTGCGAATAGCGTCTTCCACTACTGCACTATTCTCAGTAAAAACTTTTTTTCCATATTCTACATTCTTAGCAACTCCATCTGCATCAGGAATCAAAATCAAATGTTGGGGGTCAATCCCTTCTGGTTGATCTTTTTCGGTAGTATTAAGTAACAGGGTCTTATAGAATCCCAAATCCAAAAAAGCTTTAGCTAGCTTTCCACCGGCACCGCCGACACCTATAAACGCACAATTTAAAGCAGAAATCGCTTCATTCTCTGGTAATTGTTCATCGTGCTGAATGGTAATTTCTTCACCGTAATGTTCAATAAATCCAAAATCATCTGCGTCAAACCCATCAAATGAGGGCTTCACAAGATCTTCATCTTTTGGTAAACTAAAATCTTTATCGGAATCCGAATCTAGCTCCTCTCCATTTTTGTTGTTAGGTTCATCTATCATTTTTCACTCTCCAGTTTAAAAGCGGGCGTTACCCGCGTGGGCATACACCCAGACTTGCATCGGCGCACCGGACGCAATATATATTTTTTTAAAATCCTAGTATTATTAAACATTAGTCATTTCTCCAAATTTTTAATTTGATCCCCTCGTCGCCAAACATTGTAATTAAGACATATGAAGTTCCCGAACTAACAGATGCCAACACTAGTGCAGTCGCAAAAGAATTATCAAAGGTAAATAGTTCTGTGTGGCTGTTTAGTGCCCACAAAAAAAGACCAACCCACCAGCCCATACACATGGGGCAGTGGAAGAAATGATGCGCCGGTCGAATCTTATTAAAAATCCTACCGTACACTAAAATTTGTGTAATTCCATAGGAAGCAAGTATAAAATATAATAAGATCATTCAGAAGCGTAGGTTTGCGAACCACGAAGATAGGGGGAGGCAGGGTTGATAGAGCCCTTTCGTGAGGCTTCAGGGACTTCGCCAAGCTCCGTTGAATCTTCTGAAGTGGGATGAGCGTACCAATCATCAATTTCATTTTCATAAAACTCCTCAGTCTCAAACCGGGGCCTTTCATCTTCAATAAAATTGTATGTAGATAAGAGAACTATTTGTGCCGAGCTAACGCCTTCATCGATTGCATCTGGGTATTTTGCTTGGATGCTGGCAAACACATCACCGGCTTGAACCGAGGCTCGATCTATAATTCCCTTTTGTGAGAGATATTGGAAATAATTATTTTGTGCTTGATATACTTCATCACTCATATCGTTTTTAGGAAAGGTAATAACCTTTTTTAATGCTGTATCAATGACTATATCGATATCTCGATGATCCATAATCATGATTTTTCCATCCACAGTTTTTCTGGCATTAAGGGATATTTGAGGATGCTTGGCTTCGATAGATTCCTTTTCAGATAGTTCTTCGGCGCTTTCGGCATCTGATGTTATTTTTATTTTAATCGGTGGCATTTTTATTAATCTCGTGTACCAATCCCTGTATCTTGATTACTTGCTGAATCATTTCTTTTTCTGGTTGTTTCTTTTTATATGATTCCAATAAGGTTATGATCTCTAAGGTCTTATCAAGCATGTTTTTATCAGTCATAATTTCTTCTTTGGACAAAGAATTACGAAGTTCTTCTTTTAATCGCCTGACTTCATCATTTAGGAATGATTTTAATTGTAAACTATTGTTCATAAAAGAAGATACAAACTTCGATAATAGTTCTTTTTGTTCTGCCAAAAGATCACTAGAATATTCTTTATTGAATTTTTTAGTAAACGTTTTATAAACTAAATTATCAATAGGGACCATCTTTTCTTTCTTTGCGCTACCAGGAGATACTGACATACTGTTGATGACTTCATTTTCTAAAAGCACTCTTGTTTTTATTGGAATATTTTGATTAAAAATTTGATAAATGGTGGCAAAGGATTTATAGCTGGGGACAAAATTATTCATCACTTCATCAGATAAATGTTTTTTGATCTTCCTAGCTAATTTGTTTTGTTCTAATAAGAGACTTTTCTTATCAATACTTATCCGCGAGCGTTTGACTTCAGTTATGATTTTTTCTGCTGTGGTCGTTCTTACATTTTCAGTTTTGGATATGGCATGATACAATTTTAGTTCCGCATATAGCGCAGTGTTATGATGAAAAGACTCTTTGATGATTTTCGTTATCTGATTCTTCAAAAGTATATCTCTTTTCAAAATTGCTTTAGTCAGTTCTAAAATAAGTGTTTCATATAAAAAAGCAGTATTCTTCTTTTTATTGTGTCTAAACTTTGCCATTTTTATTATTTTCCTCTTTGCCCAGATTAGCAATAATATTCTTAATCTCAATATTATTGTTTATGACCCCCAACTCTTCTTTATCTTCCTTGTTATAATTAGTACGAATATGTTCATTTACGCCAATACCTTTAGAAAGTTGTTTTAACCCTTCAAGTCCGGGGAAAACATTTCGAGGCGTATTTTTACTGCGCTCCATATTCACATTACCCATCATGTTTTTTCTTCTTCCGGCTTCTTCTCGATCATCGTGTTTTTCTGGGATGTATGCCTTTCCTTTATCCCTAGGTGTATGATGTGGTTTGGGGTTTTGAGTTCGCCACTTCATGTCATTACGCTTACCCGGTTCAGCCAATAGAGTTTCGTCTTCGCCGCTTTCTTCATCATCACCAAGATCATCATCACCAAGATCATCATCACCAAGATCATCGCCGCCAAGATCATCACCAATGTCATCGCCGCCGGTTCCGATGCCGCTTTCTTCGCTAGCGCCCTCAAGCATCGCTTCAAATTTCTTGTCATAAAACATTTCACGTTCATTACGAATGATTTCTTCATCAGAAAGGTTGAGAAGATTTTTAGCAACCCATCGTTTGCTAAAGTATCCTTCAGTTGCTCCCCCCGCGATTTCGAATTTCGTGCGCCAATGTTCTAGCTCTTGTAATTCTGCAATCTTGGAAGGGCTATTGAGGTGAAGCTTGAAAGAAAGTAAATCTTTTCCTCTGAATCCTAGTGTATACAGGTGAATAACTGCGATTTTTTCCAACTCAGATGTAACGCTTCTTTGTAGTCTTTGAATTGTTCTTGCGAAACGAACATCCTTTTGAGCCAACGTTGTTTTATCTTCTCCGCCTTCATCGCCCTGAGTTAGATAAGACGGTGGAACCTTGAGTGCTGAAAACAACTTATCACGTAAATATTTAACATCATCAACATCCCCCGTATAAGTTCCTCCTGGTAAACTCTCTACTCTGGTATTAGAGGAGCCTCCGCGTACTGGGATAAAATAATCCTCATCTGTGCTCATCGCATTATACCGAAGATCAACTCGACCGGTGGTTGCATCAATAACTTGGTTCTTCTTCATTTGAACTACAATTCTCTGCATATGCTGTTCAATTTCTTTTTCAGGAATACCACCAACATCAATATAAAAAACGCGGCGTTCAGGGGAACGAACAACGCGATAAGCCATCATCGCATCTTCTAGTAAAGTTAATTGTCGCCAAATGCGTCGGGAGGCTTCCAAGACTGACGTTCCATAAGGTGCATACTTGTCGTTTCCTAAAATTCTAAACTGTGCAATTTGCCAATTTTCAAAAGTCAATCCTCCGCTATTCCATTGAAACTGAACATAATTGGGATTTAGTTTATCTTCGCCCTCAAGCCTTTCAATTTCGGCAGGTGGTAAACCAATAACACTTTGAACTCCCATATCCTCATCTATATCCAAATATAAAAAGTAATCGCCATATTTCACCATTGACCGACACCAGCCAAATATGTTGAATTCAATATTTAAAACATTATAAAACAGCTCATTAAGAACTTCTTTGAGTTCTTCGTTCGGGCAATTGATTTGAAGAATTTTTTGTAACGCTGAAGATACAGTCATTTCATCGGCATAGATGTCCATCGCACTTGCAATTTCGGGCATATATTCCATCTGATCAAAATCCATATATCTTTCCGCACGATTGATATTTTGATATGCAGCAGATCTCAAATTATCGAAAGGGTTATAAGACTCTTTCTTAAAGCTCAGGCCACCTGGGGAAGTGAACTTATATTTATTTAATTGTCTTCTCTTTAATTGACGTGGGTTTTGTTTTCTGCGATCTACAATTGGACCAGACAACAACCTAGTCAGTGCTCTAAAAAGTGGGTTGTCCGTATTATTGGGATTATCTCTATTGTTCATTTTTTATCCTTTTACAATCCATCCAAATTCATTATACATTTGTTTTGCTTCGTTCATTCTATCAGAAGTTTCATTCCTTTTGTAGCCTTTCATTCCAGGAATTGTTGTATTTAATTTGGTACTAGAAACAACCATAGAATTTAAAAATGCTCTCTTGTATTGTAAATCTCTCGTGTTCTCTTGCAAAACCGTATCTCGAATCCAACAAGTTATAGCTAAAGACATTACTAAGTCGTCATTATAGCTTCGCTGTGCTTCTGGTCTTCCGTTTCTCCATACAAATGTTTTTAGCTCCTGATAAGTCCTCTCCGAATTTATAGTAATTAGTTCGTTGCGAACGAATTCTTCTAACTTGGCGACGATGAGCGGTCGTGTCTTTTGTGAAGTGGTGAAGCCTGGAACAGAGTTAGAAATTTGCTCAGCTTCATATTGTTCAACATATTGATGAGTTCCTTTAGTAGAGTAATATAAATTTGGATAACCGGCATCAATGAGTTTTTCCAATACCGAGAAACCAATATTGTTGTTTTCAACAACCAGCATCGCATTTCCATATTCTTTTCCAGCATCAAATAAAATCCTCGCAAACAAATCAGTCGTAGGCTTGCCTCGATATTCGGCGGCCTGAACCATCGTGTTTGTATTAAAAATGTGAAACACTGAATAATCAGCGCCATCGCCTCGTGAAACATCACCAACTAATAGATACTTGTTATCTGGATCATATTGTTCCCAGATCCAAAAGTTTCTATCAAAACCTGTTTGGTGTTCTGGACTACGACAAGTTAGTGCCATCTTATTTAAATTATCCGGGTGAATAACTGTTTCACCCGACGCATTAAAATTACACTCATACTCTTGTGCAACTTTACGACGCGAAAGGTTTCTAGTTGTTTCATCGAACCAGGCTTGATCTCTTTCCGGGTGTAATGTCCAATGAAGGATCGTGGGGTGAAAATCATTTTCGCCAGCTTGTGCAGAAACATAAGTTTTATGAAACCAGTTGCCCACCCCATTAGGAGAAGACAAAGCAATACAACGACCGCCCGCTGCCATTGTAGGTTGAAGTGCTGTCCATAATTCACTGAAGCCATCGATATGGGCGGCTTCGTCAATGACGAGCAAAGACAAAGCTTCTGAACGTCCAGCGTCCGATGAGGTTGACGAAGCTTTGATTTCCGATCCATTACTTAGCACAAAAGAAGATCGGTTATCAATGGCAATTGAGGCTAACTGATCAAACCAAGGGGGTAAAAGCTTTATCATAGCTTTCACTTTTTTTACAAGATTGGCTGCTGTACTAAATTTAGTTGCAATAACAAGAACATTTTTATCACGATGAAAAAGAAGCATCCACGAAACATATGCAGCGGTAATTGTTGAAATACCCATTTGACGGGATTTTAAAATAACGTTGTTACGATAATCGTTAAACTTTTGTAGTAAATCTTTTTGGAAGCCCCAAGTCTTAAATGGAATTTGCCCACGTTGAGGGTGAGCAATCTTACAATAATTGTCTATAAAATAAACTGGCTCTTTGCCACATTTAACAAGTTCACGGACAAGCTCTTTTTTAGATAAATATTGCGACATACACAATAATTAGTTTTTACTTGAGTCTTGTTTTATTTTCTTCTGTAAAGGAACAAGAACTCTTTTTAATAAAGTAATCTCGCTTCCCGCCGCAAGGTTGTGCTGTTGAGCATATTTTCTTAGAATCTTAACAACATTTTGAATCAAACCTCGCTCCTCATCTGAAACTTTTTTGTTTAGTTCGGATGCTGCGGAAATGTCACTACGTTGCGTAGCGGCGGCGGCTGATTGTGTAACCTTTTCCTTTCCCAGCTCTGATTCTTCGGCTTCATTAAGTTTTTTTTTAGGTTCTTCGTCTCGCTTTCCAGACACATTTTCCGGTTTCTTGGTTTTTGGAAACTTATCCTTTCCAAGACCAAGCCAGTTCTTGATTGAATCATCCAAGCGTTCTTCTACAGTGTGGCCTAGTTCGGGTTCATCTGGAATGCCGCCAATCTTATACTCTTGTTGGGCTTGTACCCAAGACCTTACCTTGCTCGTAGTTTGAACAATCATATGAGGCTCACTGTCTTTTGGCTTGGTGAGAGTAAGTCCATTACCTGTAATCTTTTTATATTCCTTCTTTAGAAAGTTGGCAATATCTTGGAGTCGTTGTTCGATCTCTCCTTCATAGTCACCCTTGTAGACTTCACGCAAAGTGACTTCACCCTGATATTTGATGGTGAGCATATTGCCGTGAAAGGTTACGCCGAATCCGTCCATGACTCTCTTATCGAGAATTGGATGACCCTCCTCTCTTTGAAGACCAGCCTTGAGTGGTTCTCCATTTTCATCAAGCGCACCGTCAAAAGCGTTTGATGCCGCTTGCTGGATACCTTGGATAATTTCTAGGACATTTGATTTTTCAGCCATTTTTCTTCTCTTCCTTCAACGTGTTGAATATAACATTTAAAGCAACATTTAAACTTTGCCATATATAGATCATCCCTTCCGTGAAAGGAATAAATATTACATACTGGGCAAGTGCGCTCTGATTCTTTTATAAATAGTTTCTTGGGCAACAAAACACCATCGACCTCGACCTTCTCGCTAGTCTTTTCATTTCTGGATATTTCTTTGATTTGAGATAGGTAGTTTTTTTCTTTTTCTTGATCCCAATTATTTTTAGGATTTTGTATTGCTTCGTCGCCATACTTCTCTTGTATGGCTTTCTCAACTTTTATAAGATGATCGGGATCTTTCATCTCTTTACTATTTCGCTAGCGGCGAAAAAGATTGCGATTGATGTAATCATTCCCACTGCTATTCCACCACCAAACCATAGTATATCATAATCTCCAACATCAGTTGCAATTTTTTGTAAGCGTAAGATTTCCTCATCTTGAGCCGAGACAATGATTTTGTATTTCTCTTTTTCTATCTTGAGTTCGCTAGAAAGTAAATCGTTGTCTCTCGTACACTTTGTCTGTAGTATGTCCATTTCATATTTTACTTTTAGTTTGCACTCTTGTTCTGATCGTTCTTTTTCTGCTAATAGCTTTGCGGTTGCTTCTATTGAAAATAGTGTTCCCGTGAATGGCGCAACATCACCTTCGTTTAGAA